GTTTCTGGACAGGTTCATACCCTTGACCTTGCGCAAGGATCGCATATTGCGATGCCTTGTTATCTTCGTTACGACCAAAGGAAACAGTAATCTCATTTTTAATAAGATCACCCAGGCCGTTTTCTCGAAGCCATTTATATGCTGCCTCTTTATTTGCTAGTGATATAGAAGCACCATAAACTGGTTTAACTTCAACCGAAGATCCATCTGCTAGTTTCAATGTAGAGATATTCATCTCTTGCATCATGGTAGGTATTACCTCACCAGAAACTAATTCAATGTGTCTCTTCAGTTCCTTTAATTCTTTTTCTTTTTTCTCAAGATCGTCCTCTAATGATTTTAGTTTTACGACTTGATCGGATAAAGATTTTGCATCATTAACAGAATTCAAATCTTCTCGTTGGTCTTTTTCAAAATCAATACTACTCATTTACTTCTCCTTTCTCATATAAGTTAATTGCTATAGGATAATATTGTCTTTCTTGTTTATCCCATTTCAATAAGTTGTATTTACCATTTGTAATATCAGATACAATAGAACATGCAACACCTATTATAGCAGGATCACCTGTTAATAATAGATAATCTTCCGGTCTAAAATTTTTTAAAAGTTTTCTTAATTTAAAAATTAAAGGTCCCGGTGAAAAAATTATTTGTGAAAGTTCTGGTAGCAATGGTATTACATCACCGTACTTTCTAGCACCTACAATATTTATTTTAGGCACTCCAGCTTTTGTACCAGGCACTTCTTGTATTAAATAAACTTTTCTTTCTGACATTATTGACAAACAATATAATTATGTTTATATAGATGTCAACTAGAAAGTAGAAAATGAATTATAAATTTAAGACAAAGCCATATGCGCATCAGATTAAGGCATTAGAAATGTCTTGGGACAGACCCTACTTTGCATACTTTATGGAAATGGGTACTGGTAAATCTAAGGTATTGATAGACAATATATCTATGCTTTATGACAACGGTAAAATCAATGGTGTCCTAATTGTGGCACCCAAAGGTGTAGTAAAAAACTGGTATGAAGGTGAGATACCCACACACCTTGTGGACCATATTGAACACAAAACAGTTTTATGGCAGTCGTTAATTACTAAAAAACAAACAGCAGCATTAGATAGTTTGTTTGAAACAGGTGAAGATCTACATATATTAGTAATGAATGTTGAAGCATTATCAACTAAAAAAGGTGTGGACTTTGCAGCTAAATTTTTATCATCACACAGAACATTAATGGCTATTGATGAGTCTACTACAATTAAAAACCCAGATGCAAAACGTACAAAAAATATTTGTGCTCTAGGTAGAGAAGCTAGTTATACTAGAATACTTACAGGTTCTCCTGTAACTAAATCGCCATTAGATTTATATAAGCAATGTGAATTCCTGAGACCTGGTCTGTTAGGCCATGAGTCTTATTATACATTCAGAACTAGATATGCAATTATGAAGACAGCAAACTTTGGTGGCAGATCTGTACAGATTGTAGTTGGTTATAGAAACCTAGAAGAACTATCAGAAAAACTAAAAGCGTTTTCTTATCGTGTATTAAAAGATGAATGTTTAGATCTACCTAAAAAGACATTTATGAAACGTGTAGTTACACTTACACCGGACCAATTAAAAGTATACAGAGAGATGAGTCGACTAGCTCTTGCTAGTTTTAATGGCAAGATGATGACTACAGCAACAGTCTTAACTCAACTCATGAGACTACAACAAATAACTTGTGGTAATTTTACAGCAGACGATGGCACATCGCATGAGTTACCTACCAATAGATTGCCAGAGCTTATGGATTTACTTGATGAGATAGAGGGTAAGGTTGTTATATGGGCTCACTTTCAAAGAGATGTAAATAGAATTATAGAAGCTATCAGTAAAGAGTATGGTCCAGATTCTTTTGTAGATTATTATGGTTTAACACCTCAAGAAGATAGACAAAAAAATATACAGAAGTTCCAAGATCCCAGTTCCCCGGTTCGTTTTTTTGTAGGCACGACTCAAACTGGTGGTTATGGTATTACACTTACAGCTGCTAGCACCATGATATATTATTCTAATGGTTATGACCTGGAGAAGAGACAACAATCAGAGGCTAGAATAGATCGTATTGGTCAAGAGAGACCTATGACATACATAGATATTATTTGTGAAAAGACTGTTGATACTAGAATAGTAAAAGCTTTACGTAAGAAAGTTAACATTGCAACTCAGATAATGGGAGAGGAGTTAAAAGAATGGATTTAAGACCACACGTAGTAATAAGAATGGGACTATGGATTAGTCTTGTCGCTTGTTGTGTTTGGTATTTCTAACGTATACTTTTAGAATCACCTATTACAGGTTTATATTTTGTACGACCATCTTCCCTAAATGCGTGTAAGTATGATGCCCTTGGTTCTTCCGGCACCCAACTACAATGTATCCATCCTGAATTAGGTTCGCCAGGTGTGTAAAATTCTAGAATAAGTTGATCATAAGGAAGTTCTTTATGTATCCAGTCTGCAAGCTCAGCATTGTCTACACCTGGACATTCGAAGTCGGCCGCCTCTGCTTTTGCATGTTGAGAGTTAACGCTGCTGCCGATTGCAATACACAACTCAGGGCTACGATATCCCGACGTTATCTTAACTCTACCGAAGTGATCACGAACTGGTTGCAAAATATTTTCGCATAGCGCTTTTAATTTTTCTACTTGTTCTGCGTTAGGATTATTATTAATTCCTTTTCTAATAGCTGTATCTGATTTAGTTAATTCTGAAAGACTAAAATTACGTGAAAGATTCATTATGTTACCATCCTCTCTATAGCGAAGAGTGCAGCAGTTCCCGCAGCTGCTAAGAGAACCCAATAGACTTTATCTATCTTACCGCCCAATTTCTCGACGTCTTCGTGTACATGTTTTAAGTTCTTTTTGACACCTGAAATGTGTCCGTACAAAGATATAATATGTTCTCTAGTATTTTTAGGTTCTATCGCCATAATTAATTGTTACCAAAAAGTATAGCAAGTTTCTGTGCTGTACTCAAGTTGCTTAAGTTGTTGTTATTAACTGTATTTGATATTAAATTACTATCTATACTTGGTAAATTTAATGCGCTTGGTGTTACCGGTGTTTCTGTTGCACTAGGTAATAACGGGTTTTCTATAAATGGAAAGTTTGGTTCTTCTAAAGACACACTTCTCATTTCATTTTGTATTGCAGAAATAACAGATGATGCTTCATCTAACGGACTAACATTACCGATGGCAGCAGCATTATCTCTAAAAGCTTTTCTTATGTCTGCAGATATATTTATTGGTCTGAATACGTTATTATCTATTGTGTTTACATCTATACCAGATAGTCTGCCAACAGAATTTCTAAAAGATGAATTAGATATATTTAATACTCTTGCTGCATCTATATCTTTTTTAAAATTTTGTCTTACACCAAATAAAGCTCTGTTAGCATTTATATATGCATCAACAACATCTCTTGCTTCAATGGGTCCACCACGTAAAGCTTCTCTAGTAAATAATTGTCTAGACTCCCTAACTCCTCTTTGATAATCTGCAACCTTAAAATTTAAACCTCGTTCAGGATTTATGTTTACAGACCTAAAACCAAAAAGACCTGCGAACTCATCACCAAATTCAAACGCTTGACCATATTTATCATATTTACCTTTTGTAAGCACATCAACAGACTCTATCGATCTATCTAATCGTTTTAATTGTTCAAAAGAAAAAGGCATTTGTGCTTTAACTAAATGCCCCATAATTTTATATGACTTGTCGCCAGCTGTATCTTGAGGGTTAAACACCTGGAATCCATCTCTAGTTCTACCACCTCTTGCTATAATATCTGCTACAGCTTCTGTCCAAATTGATTCAGATATAAATGGTTGTGCAAACTCTGACATAGATGCAAACGTACCTGCAATAAAATCATCCATTAAACCATCTTCGTCTTTTCTACCATCGGCAACAGCATTTATTATTGTTTGCACAGGTCTTAACAATGTATCGTAAGCATTTGCATGACTAAAATCTATGTATTTAAAATTACCATTCTTGTCTTTTATAGGTAGTAGTGTAGAGTTTTTTGACCAATCAGCCACATATCTTCTAATAGCTTCTCTTTCTTCATCGGTTACATCATAAATAGCTTGGAAAGCTTTTTGTGTTGCATATGGCACAGCGGCAACTGTAGCACCAAAGCCAAATAATCTTGTATACCCTATACCTTCAAAAGGTTTTATTGTTTTACCATCAGGCGTAACAAATTCTTCGTTTATTTCTCTAAGACCACGTCTTACAATATTTGTACCTGTTCTAACTATCTCTGCAGGAAACGATACGAAGTTACCGATAGGTAATTTTCTTAATGATTTAACAAAGTCAGATACGTAATCATAGTTTGGTATATTATTTTTTACTATATCAGCAGCTTCTTGTTTAAAAAATTGTTCATCCACTACAATATCAACACCATTTCTTTTTATGGTCATACCTCTTGTAATACCATTGTTAGCAAGAGCTTTTTCTAATCTTGTTTTTTCCATAGCCCATGATGCTATTTTCCAAAAGTCATCTTCAGCTGTATATAAATCTTGTGATACAGATTTTAATTTTGATAATGGTTTTAATAATAATCTAAGACCTTTGTCTGATGTCATAGTCTCACCAAAGTTTACATCTTCAAGTAATCTAGTTAAATCTCCTAATCTTACGTTAGAATTTACAACACCTAGTTTTAATAATTCTTCGTATAAATCATTTTGTTGTCTTGTGCCTTTAAGTGGTGTTTGTAGTGCTTGGTATGCTGTAGTAATTGCTTCTTTATTTGGTATAATACCATTAGCTGTAGCGAACGCACCGGCACTAATAAAATTTCTAACATGTGTTACGGGTGATAAAATTGTTTTTGCTATTTGAGATAGACCTTTTGGATACAATACAAGACTCTGATATAATTGACCTAACATGCCTGCTTTATCAAAAGATAACGATGTACCTTCTAAAGCTTCGGCCATACCTTTTGTTGTGTATAATTCATTAAGAGGATTTACAGATCCACCTTTAGCTGCAACACTAAGTGTCTTAGCTTGATCGATTCTTATTTGTTGATAGTCATCACCAAATAATAATCTTGCCTCATCAGCAGTTTTTGCAAACATAGGTTTTTGTCCAGCTGCTTTTAACTCATCAGATTTTTTAATTAGATCTTGAAAGAATAAATTTCTTCTTGTGATCATAGATAGTTTAGCTGTACCACCTAATATAGTTTGCATTGGGTTTTGTTGTTTACCTAAAAGTCTTTCAAATACTTTTCTATCCGCTTCTTTAATTGCACCTGCAGAAACTAATGCAGATCCTCTAGCCGTTACTACTTCATCTAGTGTCGTTCTGTTTACAAAAAATGATGGCACTTCAAAAATAGCATCAGAAGGTTTATCCATTCTAATACCTTTTGGTAGTCGTGCGGTTTTTAATACTCTTGTGACAGCTTGCTCTGCTTGAAGATCTGTCATCTGTTCACCCGCTTCTCGCGCACTAGATTTAAATACTTCTTTTGCTTCTTCAATTGCTTCTTTTGATGGCGCATATCTTACCCATGGAAAGATACTTTGGTTTTGAAATATATCGTAAGTAGAACCTATATAGTTTTTAAATTTATTACCAAAAAGCCTTTTAAATTCTGCTATTTCATTTTGTCCTAATGATCTTCCTAATTTAGAAAATAAGTCTGACCATCTTGTTCTTATTGCTGAGAGGTTAAAAAAGATATCTGTAATAACTTGATCGTCTACTTTCATATCTCTTAGTTCCTTTATTAATGCAGCTTTCTTTGCGTCATCTAATTTACCAAATGTTGCAACACCAAGGTCATCAAGTTTAGGATCACCAGATAGTAATAAATCATTTATTTTTGTTAACAGTTGTTTTCTTTTTGCAGCCTCACCTTGATTTAAAACTGTTCGTATTGGTGGAAATATTTTATCTATTGCTTGATCTAGTTCTCTAGATATATTTCTTGCACCTGCTGCATCTGCAGCTCTTTCACCAACAGATGTTCTCTCTATATCAAAAAATTCTTGAGTCTTACCGCTTCGTGCCCTGAACCCTGATGCAATTTTATCTATAAATGCATCTAGTTTAGAATTAGCTGTATCTAATTGTTTGTTTCTATCTGTAAGTCTTTTAATAACTTTACCTGTACCACCTATAATACCTGTAAATAGTGCACCCTCGACACCAAACTTAACTCTGTTTAATAATTCTCTAGTTGGATCGTCATCAGAAGATCTATCTATCTTAGTTGGACCACCAACAAAATCTCCAAACGTACCAATTTTTTCTACATCACCAACAAACACAGCTTCAGCTACACCACCACCTAATGCACCTGCAATAAATTTATTTGTTTTACCCCTTGCATTTAATTTTGTAGCTTTATCAATACCTTTTAAAAGATTAGGGTTTGTTGTTTTAAAATATTTATTATTTCTACTTGCACGCATCGCATCGTCTGCAAGTTGTGCACCTATTTTCATACCTCTAACCGCAGGTATACCTATGTTTACCAACGCTTCAGTTATCTTACCAGCAGCTGTGGCTTCTGCTTTTTCATCAAACTCTGTAAGATCATCAAAGAATTGTTCTACTTCTGCTGCATATCTTGTTCCCGCACCAAGATCTATGAGCGTTGCACCCAAAGAAAAGAAACCTTTTGGTATACCAATAAGACCAGATGCAACACCAGATAATACTGATTCGATTGTACTTACTTTGTTGTTCTCACTGTACGCAACTGGATTTAAATCTGAAGGGAGTGCCATTTATACTCCTATGTTATGACGTCAATAACTGTCCCGTCATCGCCAACTACAACGATATTTTTTCCAACAACATAATTACCAGGATCTAGACTACCTTTTCCTGCAGCTTGTAGTTTAGTGTTTTGATCGTTAACAAAATCAACAACGTTTAAAGTTGGATTATCTTTTAAAAAAGTATTTACTTCTTTAGTATTAAATGTATGTCCTGAAGGAATATCAATTCCTTTTTCTAAAGCTAATGTAGCTAGAGCTGGTCCCTCTGGAACAATACCTTGTTTAGTTTCTAATGCGGTTAATGTTTCATTTAAACTACCACCTAATAATTGTTTATCTGCTAACTCTATTTTTTTTCTAGTAAGTTCTTTTGTTAATGAATCTTTTTCTCTATTAATATCTTTTGTAATTTCACCTTTAAGTATTGCAGCATCAATTTGTTTTTTAAGATCTGTAGATCTATCTAAGTTTTTAGAAATAGCACCTATAAGTTTACTCTGTAAAGTTCCTGATTTAAGTGAACCTTTAAGATCTGCGCCCTCTTCTTGAATAATTCTACTTGCATCAATTAATGAATCATAAGCAGCACCTTTTTGCATCTTATCAATACCCATAAGTTTGTAGTATCTTTTTCTGTTTGCTTCTATCTCTGCATCCCTATCTATTGTAGGTGTAGTTGTAGTAATTTTTTCTTTTGGTTGAAGAGTTGATTTTTTCTTTTCTTTTATATTTTTATTTAACTCAGCTATTTTTTTATTTTCTAAAAATTTATCTTGGTCAAAAATAAAATCAGGTACAGCAAGGTCTGTTGCTTGCAACACTGCTTTTTTAGCAATCCCTGGACCTACGTCATAAATACCTTTACCAACGTTTAATCCAGCACTAACACCAAAAGGCAATGTAGCTCCAACAAAAAATGGATTTTGTCTAGTAAACATACCGGCTCTTTCCATAAAAGGAATTCTTGTAGCTCTTTCTGACATTGGTCCTCTAAAACCAATAGGTTTATCTAAACCAGTTTGTCTAAATTTAGGAACAGGAGTTGGTTTTAATTTATTAAATACTCTAGGTATAATACCTCGACCATAATCTATAGCTTGTTGTCCGTAAGGCAATTTAGATATTATTCCTCCAATAAGACTACCTTTTTTATAACCAGGTCTGTCCTTCATTCCAGTCATGATCCCTTCTTTAATAGGACCACCATTTCTAAACATTGGTCTACTTAATGGTTTCATTTCTGCCTCTTCATTGCTTTGCCAAATCCACGTTTAGCAATACCGCAGCCAACACGGCCACCTTTTTTCATACCCATTAGGTATCTACCTAACTCAAAAAGAGTGGTGCCTGTCATAAGGCCAGATCCTACTTTGTAACCTGTAGTATCTTTTAATTTTTGAAATTTAGTTCTCTTATCTTTCATTATCTATTACCGTATAGTTTACCAAAGATACCAGCAATTCCTGTTGCTGTACTTAATGCTGTAGCAAGTGGAGAAGCACCACCAGAATCCATCGGTTGAGCTGTTGATCCAAATCCTGCAAGTCTACCAAGACCAGCACCATATTGATCTAATCTTCCAATAGGTTCGTAAGCACCTGTTCTTGCAGCTTGTGCATCTGCTTGTAATTGTGCTTGTGTTATACCTTGTCTAAATGCACCAAGATTACCTAGTGCAGAAACATCTTGACCTAACGATCCTCTTTGGAAATTAGATAAGCCCATTTGTTGAGCTGCTAAATTACCTTGTTGATTAAAAGCTTGTTGTGCTAAATTTTGTGCTTGTGTAAATCCTTGTTGTTGTAAACTTGCTAGTAATGATGCTCTGTTTCTTAAATTGTTTGCATCAAATTCTGCCATTTGTACACCTTCTCTACCACCACCAAAAGCTCCAGCGGTAAATGCCTGGTCCCTGATTCCTTGTCTACCCATCGCGGCTTGTCGATCAAAATCTTGTAGAGTTGTGTCAATGACTTGTTGTTGAAAAGGTGACATGAACTGTTGAAACGCTTGTGGTCCAGTCAGTCCTGCTTGTTGTTGCACAGCACCTTGTGCTGCTGTTAAGAATGGTTGATAAGATCCAACACCAGATGTTGCAAGATTAATAGCTTGCGTTTGCATTGGGTCTTCACCAGCAACAAATTGTCTACCGGTAAATGTACCTGTATTAATAGGTACGGATGTAGTTGCCGTTAATTGTTTGGCAAAATCTTTGGCTGTATCTTGTAAATAATCTGGTAATGCCATTATGCTATTCTACTCTCCAATTGTTGTGATTGATCAAACATCTCTTGTGCAGGATTTTCCATACCCTGAGACTCTTCAGATATATTACCACCTGATTCTAGATTGTCCATCATGTTCTGCATAACTTTGGCACCTTCATCTATATCGCCACCGCCTGCATTTCGAACAGCTTTTGCTGTAAATACAAATTCATTCTTGCTAAGTCTAGCTGGCACATCATCTGCTCTTTCTTCAGCACCTAGTGGTACAAAACCACCTTCTCTATAATCTTTTTCAAGACCACCTAAGTCCATCAAACCACCTTCAGCAGCTTCAGTCCTTGGCATAGTTGTTTTTTGACTCATTCTATCAAATTCTTGTCGTGCTGCTTTCTCTGCTTCTGCTGGTGACATTCCCATGTCTAAAAACTTTTCATAAAGGTTTTGTAGTATTGCATCGTTTTCCATATTAGACGCCATCTGCATAACTCCACCACCATTATCGTAACCTGCTCTACCACCATCAGCAGCATAGAAGTTATCTACGAATTTTGGTTTAGGTAAGAATCTTAAACTTGGGTCTTGATTTCTAGCTTGTGCAACTATTTTTGCAATATTCTCTGGTGTTTGTGAGATATCAACTTCTTCTACTGGTTCTTCTTCCTCCCCACCCATTAAGAATGGAGATGCAATTAAACCTGCAGCACCTACTCCACCTAAAATTCTAGGCACACTAAAATCGGCCCCAGCTTTACCACCTACTCTAAAAATATCTCCAAGTGTACTAAACTTTCCACCTTGTCCTAACAACGCTCCTATACCACCAGTATTTCCAAATAAACCTTTTGCAGCTCCACCAAAACTAGCTCTACCAAGTAAACCACCTATTTGTGTTCCTGGTATACCAAACATTAATGCACCAGTAATTGCAGCTTTACCTACTGGTGATTTAACTACTTTTTTAACAGCACGTGCAGCTTTCTTTACAATCTTACCTAGAAAATAACCTTGTCTAGGCTCTTCTAAACCCATGATTCCGCCACCGGCACGTAGTTGTCTCTCCATGTTCATTCTAGATATTGCCATAATTTAGTCTAAATCCTCTTTGTATCGTGTTTTATTATTATAATCAATCATATATATCGACTAGGTTTGCTAGTCCTCCACCCATAAAATCTATTCTTCTTTTTGTACCATCAATAAATCCACCATCAGCATTACCTTCAGCTGGGTCATAAGCATCTTGATAATCTACATTACCTAATTCATCGGTATATTGTCCTCCGCCAATACCAGTAGCTGGGTTTGTATAAGCAGCTTGTCCACCATCAAATACTCCACCACCTGGTGCTGATCCATCTCTTATATCTGCAAATTGAGCTCTGGTTTTTCCATATTCTCTATCTAACTCTGCTTGTAATGCAGCTTTTTCTCTCGCTTCTCTTTGTCTGTTAGTTCTAATAGCTTGATAAATTCCAGTAATAGGACCACCTAGTGTATAAGCAAGACCCATCTTAGCTAAATCAGCTCTAGATAAATTATTTGGATTATAATAAATATCGTCGTAATCAATAGTTCCTTCACCAATATCTTCTATATTAAATGTACCTTTAGAAGAACCAGGACCTGTGTAAGCGTATGGATCTTTTGCACCTATAATTGTATTACCATCATCACCGCTATCTCCTTGACCGAATGGTAGAATACGTCTTGGCAATACACTTGCTGTAGTAGTTGCTGTAATTCCACCAGTAGGTATTACTTGTCTAGGCAAACCTCCAAAAGTATATTTCTCTTGAGGTATAAAAAAATTACCTGAACTATATGTTTGTCTATCAGGTGCTGAGTAAAATGTTGGTGCGTTAAATATTGACATTATTCATCCTTATCTGATGATGCTCCTAAACTTGGCATCTTTGCTACTTTAATTTTTACAGATCTTGTTATGTCTTCTCTTACAGTATCTGTATCTGGATTGTTAATATCGTCTTCTGCTTCTTTATCAGAGCCATATTCTTTACCAGTTTTAGTATTTCTTAATGTTATCTCAGCTTCACACTGGACAACAGGTACTTTTTTACCATCTACCTCTATATATTCGACTGATCCTTCTTCTTTAAATGACATATATTATTCCCTATTTATTTGTAACACAGAAAGCACGATATGTAACCTGTTTCCTGTGGCTGCCGTGGCCTTAATAACCTCACTCTCTTGTAAGACTATTGGCTGTTCTAGCAGTTCTATTGTTGCATTGGCAGATACAGTCTTAGTTTTAAACAAACTAAACACGTTTGAAGACGCATCTGTCAAGGTCAAAGTTATAGTATCAGCGTTTCCCGAGTCCTCAGATACTAATATTGATTTTATTATACCAGTTGTTGATGCAGGCACTGTATATACAGTGGTTACACCATTGGTTGTTAAGTCTTTTTTAGCGTTTGTAAATACGTTAGCCACCTATAAACCAGGATACTCGTTCCTGCTCCTGTTTTACTTCATCTAAAAATGTAGAATTTAGTTGATCCTTCATAATAGTCAAAGCTCTGTTAATTTGTTTTTGATTTGATACATCATATTCTTCTTTTGGTTCTGGTAATCGTATATTAATTTTAGCCATTATCTTCTACCATCTGGTTGTACATCTAATTTAAGAGTGCCAAATCTCCAAGACTCACTAGCTGTGTCATTTTCTATTTTAATATTTATATATCGTCCTCTTGCTCTAGTATCTTTTTTAATTGTAGTAGAGTTGATTGTAAAAGGACTTAATGCTGTATTAGTTTGAGTTTCTTGTGGGTATCTTTTTATACCTAATGTTACTTTAGCATTACCTGCCAACGATTTAAAATCAGGTACAAATCTTCTCATCTTCATAAACAGTTCTCCAGCGACTGCTGGTGCTATAGGGTTTCTAGATCTTTGTTCTATATCAATATCGTATGATTTAATAAATGATGTAACAGCTGTTGTTGATCCATTTGGATTTACTTGATCTGTACCTACTTCATGTTCAAACAATGTTGTTTGTCCTAATCCAGACTCACCTACAATTACAGGAAACGTACCACTTGAAGATACATTGTATTTAGTTGCAAAAGGTTTTGGATATATAGTTGCATCTACCCAACTAGTTCTTGGTTCTGTGCCTGTATACCAGACACCACCAATCATTTTTATCATTGAGGATTCACCAAAATTAAGCACAACATATTTGTCGTTATAGTCAGAACCTGAACTTGGATACCACCAAATAACTTCTGTAAATAAATTATTTAATCCAGCGTTAATTTGTTGACCTTTGGTAGTGTCAATGTTTTCAAACACATGATCTTCAACTGTGCATGGTAATGATTTAACAGTACCATCATACGCAAAGAAACCTTTTGGAGACATCCAATAAGCGACACCATCAACTTCAACACATGCATTCTTACCTATTAAACCACAGTTTGTTCCTACTTGTTCAAAACCAAATGTAAATGGTGAACCAACAAATTTCATTGTATACAAAGCGTTGTCAGTAAATATTAGAATTGTTTCTTTTGCTTTTAACGCACCCATAATTTTTGTACCATCTTGTAATCTTTGTGTGCCTGCAGTGTTTATTGCTGTAGGTGCGTAAGTATTAATTGCTTCTTGATCTGAGAATCTCATAAACATATCATCTTGTGTTGCTGTATTTCCAATTGTTGTTTCTGTTGCAAGGTGTATTAAGTGTCTTGTTGTTGGTGATACAAGTGTAATCCTACTTGCTGTTGGGTTATTATTAGTTTCAAAATTAGATGTAGTAGTAGAAGCTCTGTTGTTTAATGCTGAAGCAGCACCACCATTCCATGTAAATGTTTTACCATTTGCAATCGTTGCAATTAAAACTTCTCCAAAATTATCTAATGACCATAAACCAGGTTCTAGAGATACTTCAGAAGCTGTTGCAGCTTCACCCCAGTTACCATCACCCCAACCGGCAACACCCCAACCATATCCATATGTTTGTGCTCTTGGCCCTACAGGCTCGTAAGGTTTTATACTTAAACTACCGCCAGTTGATACTGTGCCAGATGCATTACTAGATTGTGTGATTGTAAACGTGCTTGACGTTGGAACCGTTATAACTTGAAAGTTTTTATCTTCAAAATCAGAATTACTAAAACCTGTACCACCCGGTAAAGTAACACTAGCTAATTGTACAATATCACCCACAGCTAAATTGTGAGCTGACTTTGTAATTGTACATGTAGGTGATCCATTTGTTGTTGCTATTGTTGCAGATGTTAATGTTGCTTTTAATGGTGTAATATCGTGAAGTTTACCTTCAAAGTATATTAATAAAAATTTATCTGTACCTATAGCAACATATCTATTACCTGTTAAATCTGTAAAAGCGTGCATTGCTCTTGATACACCTACTATAGTATCTGTAACAAGTGATGACCATCCACCAACTTTTTCTGGTAGGCCATATCTAAATCTAACATTATCAGAATCAATCCAACGGTTTTCTGCACCAGAGTCAGAAGATTGTTTGTCTATTCCGGGGAGAAATTTGTACTCAACAAGAGCCATCTGCTAGCTCCTATATTTTATCTTTGTATGCCCAGCCTCTTGTTGCATTTACATATACTAATGTAAAAGCTGAGCCATTTACACTAACAACTAAATTAGAAGCTGCCCCTAATATGTTTGAGCCATTTCTTGCAATTGTAAGATTGTTAGAATTAACATTGTTTCCACTATCAATAAATGTAACTTCATTACCGATAGCAGGTGATGCTGGTAGGGTTATGGTTACTGAACTATTAATACCGCCTGAAGATGTATCAACTAATAACTGATCTCCATCTACTGCAGTGTATGCTCCTGGTACTGTGTAGTACCCTTTGTTAATTAAACCTTTATTTACATTAGTACCATCTGAGTACACTAAAGATTTAGATCCGATTGGTAGAGCTATCCCGGTTCCTGATACGGTCTTAACTGTTAGTGTATAGTTGTTAGAAGATCTAGCTGTAGCATCTTCGACAATAAAAACTCTTTCCGCAGAGTCAGGCATAGTTACTGTTCTATTAGCTGCTAGAGTGCCAGTAAGTTTAAAGTATAAATTTTTACCGTTTGATACGGCATGGTTTGATAATGCCAAAGCTACATCGCTAGCTGCTACGTCAATAGCTATATAACCACTAGCTGCTTGTTCTAATATTTGTAGATTTGTATTTGTAATAGTACCCCAGGTTCCTGATTTTTCACCCGTTGTAATTAGTTCTAATTTTAAATCACTTGACGTGCTTGATGCCATAATTCTCCTATGGGTTTAATGGGTCAATAGGCACCCATGTCCCTGTTGCGTTTGGATCTATATCGTTCCAAGATACCACATTAACAGTACCATTGGCAAGATTAAATCTGTTGCCTGTAGGCCGGACTCCAAACCCTACTGTTGTATTTCCTATGCTAATATTGATTCTATTACCGTTTGGTAGCACCACAACGTTTTGAATACCTACTCCGGCAAAAGTCGTAGCTGAAAATGATGTAGCTCCAAAAAACATATTATGGTATCGCCGTCCAAGTTTGTGTTGCGTTTGTAGGTACTGCTTCCCACATTCTTAATGTTATATCAGATGTACCTAATTCAAATCCCTCACCAGAAGGTAGCGCTTTAGCTTTCGCTAATACAGTTACATCACTTGTGCCTATATTAAATCTCTTACCAGATACAATTGCAGTTGCATTTGCTTTGGCTGTTGCATTACCAAGAGCTACTTCAAACCCATTACCAGTAACGGATAAATTACATTTACCAATAATTGTAACATTGCCTGTACCAATATTAAATCTATTTGATGCTATAGTTGGTATGGCACCAGCTTTCGTAGTAACTGTTCCTTTAGCTATTTCAAAACCTTTTCCTGTAACTGGTACATCTTTAGGTATAGAAGCTTGAGCATTACCTATACCTAATTCTAAACCGTTACCTACTAAGACTTCTCTAGCCTTACCAATAATAGTTACATTACCAGTAGATATATTTACTCGATTACCTGTGACTGAGAAATTAGCATCTCCTGCTATTGTAGAGTTACCAATGTTTACATTAATTCTTGATCCAAGGACATTGACAAATGCGTTTGGATTAAATCCGACATCTGAGAATGCTGCTGCGGAAAAAGGAGTAGTTCCGAAATACATGCGAGGTTACTCCTAAAAGGCTAGACTTGGTGTATTATTAGTCCCTACGAATGCTTCTCTAGCAAATGCTAAAAAGATTATTGTATTACCACTAGAGTTTGTCGCTGTGTTTGTACTTCTCCATTTAAAACCATGTGATAAAATATCCATTTGGTTACTTGTGTCTAGTTCAGCATTGTTATTACTTGGTTGCACAAAATCATTTGTTAAGTTAAATCCTGGTCGTCTATCATCATGTAACTTCCAATCTTCACTTCCTGTATTAGCTAATTTTGTTAAAATGAAAGATGGTCTAAAACCTGTGTAAATAAAAGTACCATCTGTGTTTCCATTACCTTGATATTCTCCTGCTCTACAAAAACCATCAACATTAGAAAAACAGTACGCAATATGAACAGCACCTGATTTATTAGTTACATTTTCATCTTTTACATAAAAAACAGTTGATGTTGGAGCTGTGTTATCCCACACACCCGTATCAGTGCCAAGAGAAGCAGATGTGCTTAATCTTAAAAATTGATTTGCTCCCATAGCATTAGACCATACCATTCCATTTTCACCTGAGTCCATACATTTTACTATGATGTAATCAGGTTTTACTCCAAGTCCGTGTCCTACTGTTGCAGAAGATCCTGTTCCGGTAAATCTTACTATACTCATTTTAGCAGTAGAGTTAACAGATACTGTCGATGTTATACTACCATCACTGTTAGAAGAACCAGCTCCGTTCATTTTCCAATGCCATGAAGCTAAAGGTTGGTTATTACTGTTAAGCAATGTTCTTGCCCCAGTTGTAAATCCATCAGAATCAAATGATGTTAAACCTGTAGACTGAGTTGTTTCTCCATCACCAGTATCAGGATTCCATTCTTTTGTTACTCCTCTAACTGCATCATACACAGCATGACTATCAGTAGTTCCTCTATTCTTAAACCAAATAAAATCTGGTTGAAAGCCTACACCTGTAATAGAGTGACCAGCACTTTCGTTTCCTGTGTAAAGTTTAGTATTAAAATAACTTTTTGGGTTTATTGAGTATGCCATTATTCGTTTAATCCTTTCGTACAAAGTGCAGTATAGCCAGTTGGTACATCATATTCAAATACACCATGACCACTTGCGTTATTTCCAGCAGAAGCTACGGCAGTAGTTCCAAAAAACCCTTGACCATAATTAATTGCTACTGTTCTAGTTCCAGAAGTTCCAGCAACTGAAACTCCAAATATATAATAATTACCAAATTGTGTGTCAGCTATGTTTGATAAAGCAAATCCTCCTGTGCCTGAACCACCTGAGGTTGGAACTCCTGAATTTAAAAATGTTCCATTCTTAGACCAATAAACATATCCGTTATCTATATCCAAAGCTATTCCGATAATATCTCCTTGTGATGCAGAACCATAACTACCTTGTGATGAACCATTATAATAAAGTGATGATGAACCTGGTTGATAAGCAACTCCATCATTACCATCACCAATATAATCTAAAGATGAACCAGTTCCTAAAGCTTTCTTTTTAAAAGCATTTACAACACCAAAGTTTGTATAACCTGATGCAGTTTCTAGTTTAAACTCAGCATAATATTTACCAGAGTGAGCACCAAAAGTAGATAAACCTGGTTTGTAGCCTGAGTTTGTTTTTGTAATTGTTAAACAACCTTTTGATGTTGGAGGTGTTGCAGATAACATTCTATTAATAGTAGGAAAGTTGTTACTAGGATTATCTTGAGTAGTTAACAAAGTTCCACCACTAACTGCAAAAGCGTTGGAGTTTGGAGATTGATCTGTAACTGCATTACTATTTTTTAAAATAAAGAAACCATTTATACCATAAGTAACAGTTGGATTTGTATTAATTTTCCAAATACCAGTTGTTGCATCTGTTTCTCCGAATACTGTTGGTGCGTATGCTTGACCATCAACAAAATGCACATGACTCATACAACCATCAAAATAACTAGAGCCATCTACTTGATTACCTCTACCTATTCTATGTTGATAACCATCATTGATAGTTGAACCTGCACTTGATCCTGGATATGCTTCATTATCATATGCTGTTATTCTTTCACCATTGACATACAAAATCATCCTATCACCTGACGTAGAATTATCACTGTCATACACTGCCTGTATATGGTACCAAGCTCCAGTATCTCTAAAAAGACGTGTTGTAATTAAATAACCTTGATCACTACTATGTTTATTTCTAAATACAATTGAATCTGTGTCATGAAATCTTACTGTTGTGTAATAATTTGCACTACCATCATCTGCATAAAATAGTGGTTGTATTGATCCAGTTGCATTTCTTTTAACCCAAGCACTCCAAGTCCATTTTTTACCATTTGTTCTTGTGCCTGCTAAAGTTTTTGATAAATAAGTACTAGCCATTATGTAAACTGTGCTCCTCCTGAAGCTCCGTGTGATATTATAATATTAAACTGACGATCCGCTGTTTGTGCCTGAGCATCAGTTGCACGTATTGTAAACGTATACGTGGTTGTTGCAGTTGATCCAGTTTCTGTTCCAGTGATAGCACCAGTTGATGTATTTAAACTTGCACCACCTGGAAGTGATCCGGACTGTACAGCGAAACTTGTAGCATCTGTTGCGGCAACTGTAAAGTTTATAGTTCCTAAAGCGGCAACAGTTCCTAAATTTCCTGCGGCAGTTGTCCATGCTGGTGCATCAGAAACAGTAAGTAAAGCTGATGCTGATCTACATGCTAGACCATCGTTATTCTCTAATCTTAAAAAATATGTTCCATCAACCGGTAAAGTAAAATTTGCAGTTACCGAAGTTGCACTTGTAAATGTTACAGAGTTTGCAGTTACGATCGCACCAGTTGATGCATTAATTGCATCTACAAAAGGTGGCGTTGAACTATCTTTAAATCCTGTTCCAGTGATTACAACGTTTGTCGCATCATTTGTAATTACAGTAGGACTGATAGACGAGATCACTGGTTTAGTTTCTTCTACAGTTGTAAAAGCTAATGTCCCTGATCCGTTAGTCGTTATCGCTTGACCATTTGTACCATCAGCTGTAGGTAATTTTAAAAATACACCTGTGTTAACTGTTGGTGAATTATGTATTGTGTGGTTACCCATGTGTGCATGTGAGGAACATTGGTAATATAAAATGCTAGGTGTATCTTTATCTACAGCAATTGTTGTGTGTGCACCTGCTTGACCTGGTGTACCGGATGTAGTCACACCTGTTGTAAATTGTGTAGTCTTAGCAGCGTCGTTGTAAAATCTTAAAGGGTGTCCACCACCATTTCCATTAGAAGCATCTGATTGATCAAATTTATAATAGTATGGCTTTGCTGTATCATTACCTTTTAATTCTATGACCGGTGACTCAATACCATTTATGAAATATGCATTAGAACTACCAACACCACTATAAGGATGTGCTGTAGTTTTAGTTGCAACTGTAACTGTGTATACTATTGGAGCAGATGAAGATGCATAAGGACTAAGAAAACCTCCACCACCAGAATCTTTACTGATGATAAGATTACCGCTTTGGTCCTGTATCGTATCTACTTTTAATATACTACTCATAATTATCTAGCCGTTGCCGGAATGTTATTAGTTCCTACAAATGGTGCCTCTGCAAATGCCATATAAACATAATACCCACCACTCGTGTTACTATCTGAATTTGTGCTGTCTACAAATTTAAAACCATTAGAATAAAAATCTACTCTGTCAGTATTATCAACCCAAGTATTAGTTGTGTTTGCTTCGTGATGAAAAAATTGATCTTTGTTTGTTGGATTAAGTCCTGTGTTATACATTAACCAACTTCCAGTTCCACCACTATGAGCATACTTAGTCATTAACCATGCTGGTTTAAAACCTGTATAAATAAATAAACCATCTGAACTTCCGTTACCTTTATATGTTCCAAACTTAGAGAATCCTTTTTTCTCTGCAAAACAGTAAGCCACATAAGACTTGCTTGAACTGTTAACTTGATCTTCACTACCTAATGTGAATACTTGGTTTGTTGGATAAACATTACCAAACCTATTATTATTTTGTCCTCTTGCGGCATTTGATTGAAGATGCATATAATAATCCCAAGCATTTGTTGAATTCATTTCGTTGTGACCAACTACCCATTGTTCAGAGTTTGTATAAGATTTAATTATAATCGCTTTTGGTGCAACACCTAAACCATGTCCCACTGTTGCTCCTTGTGTAGCGTTACCTGTGTAAGTAGATATACTGATTCCTGCTGTTGTATTAACAGAAGTAGATATTGTGTTTATTGTTCCATCTGTATTAGAGCTTCCTGCTCCACCACCAGCTTTCCATGTTTGAGCAATAAAAATACTACTGTTAGCGTTAGTTTGTGCATTTGTGCCTACAGTAAATCCATCGGCACCAACAGCTGTTACTGATTGAGCATTTGTATCTTGTGATGAAGAGTGACTTGAATACATTTGTTTATCTAGTCCTCTAACTGCATCAATTAAAATATGATGTTCTGCACCATTTGCTGTTTTAATCCATAAAAAATCAGGTTGGTGTCCAACGCCTGTTATAGCGTTTGATGATCCAGTCCCTGTATATTTAATTGCTTTAAAATGATCTGAGCTTTTATTTATAGTTGTAAATGCCATTATTCGTTTAATCCTTTAGTTGACCATGCAGTAAAGCCTGCTGGTACGTCATATTCAAATTTACCTATACCTGATGCGTTACTTCCTTCAGATGATATAGCACTAGTGCCAAGAAATCCATTACCAAAATTAGCATCACATCCAGCACCATTTCCTCTACACTCTGTAAAAGGAAACCAAAATTTATCAGTGTCTAATCCTGAAAAAGTAGGGTTGGTTCCACCTGATATATTACTAGCTGTTCCCGATAAATTTGTAAAATTTCCATTTACGCCAAGATAATATTTTCCATTATCTAAATCTAAAGCATGACAAAGAACAGCACTGTTTGTAATTTGAGCGAAACCTGAAGATTGACCGCTTGATCCGTTGTTTCTATAATAAGCATAAGTTGTTCCATCTTGAAGACCATAAACACCACCAGCAGCATTTGAACTTCGATCTTGTTCTTGTGTTACATCCTCACTAGCAATACCCATCATTGTATTACCTGCGTTTTGTTGTGTTTCCCAATACCATTTACCTTGGTTGTCTCCTATTGTCCCCCAAACACCATGATCACCATTTCCTGATGTTGTAGTGGCGCCGTTTGATAAAGTTACTGTCATTTTTTTACGATCGTTCCAAGTACAAAAAACGTTACTAGGATTGTCTTGTGATTGAAGTAAGTTTCCTGATGTTGTAAACGAAAGGTTATTAGTTCCACTATCTAAATCTAGATTCGCTGAATTTTCAAATTTTAAATGAAAAGAATTACCACCATTACCACCATAATTTATTGATGGAGAAGTTATAGGTTTCCATTGACCAGTTACTGCATCTGTTTGACCAAAGGTTGAAGCTGGATGAATGTATCCTTGTATGTAATATACATCTGCTAAAGCGCCATCTAGATAATGTGATGAACCAAATTGCACACCGAGTTCCATATTCCAAGCGTTAAACCAACCTATATCTGCATTTTGAGATGGTGTAACATTATATTGTAGATCTGTTTGTTCCTCACCATTAACATAAATTTTTACTTCAGGAGAGGCTAAACTTACATCTGCTGTTGCAACGCAGTGATACCAAGCTCCAACATCCCTAAATATTCTATTTGTTGTGTACCTTACAACATAAGATCCACCTATGTAAGAAGCAAACTGTAATTTCTGTGCACCATTAAAATAAAACATAGCCCAGTTTGAACCATCATTAGTATTTCCTACACATGATCTTTCCCCTGGAGTGTTTAATCTTACCCACATAGAAATAGTAATTTTCTTTTCTGTGCTTGATGATGATGTTCGTGTTATTTTTGTACTAGCCATTTAACAGAATTGTCCTCCATTTTTTAGACCTACAGAAATTGTAATACTAAAAGCTCTGTCTGTCGTTTGTGATTCAGCATCAGTCGCTCTCAAAGTAAAACTATATGTAGTCTCAGATGATGGCGATGGTGCCGTGCCAGCTATTGTATAAGTAGCTGTTGTTGCAGGTGTTCCAGTTAAACCTAAATTCATTGTTGAAGCTGGCGTATCTGTATTTCCTGTTAGAGTTAACGGTGAAGTTACCTCAGTAATAGTTACATTACTATCAGACGAAGCTACAACATTCAATCCTGATATGGTGCTTCCTGCTGCAAAAGTTCCTAAAGACCCTGCATTAGTCGTAAAAGATGGACCAGTTGATGCTTGCACAGTTTGTGAAGTTAGCACAGCATTTCCATCTGGATTCTCTATGTAAAATTTATATGTTCCTAAAGCTAAAGTAAAAGTAGCTGTAATAGAACTTGATGATGAAAAGGCCACAGCAGTTGCAGAAGTTACCGCCCCTGTAGATGTGTTTTGTGCTTGCACTAAAGGAACACTAGCAAAATTAGCTCCTGCTATTGTAAGAGTTGTTGAGCTATTAGGTGCTATTGTTGATGGTGTAATTCCACTAACTGTTGGTTTAGTTTCACCTACAGTTACAGATCCTCCAAGAGAAACTGCAGAACCGTTAATTGTAATTGATGAGTTTGCAAGTTTTGCATTTGCAACAGATCCAACTAATTGATCACTTGTTACAGTTGAGTTTGGTAAAGATACAGTAGCCGTAGATAAATTAACAGTATCTCCGGCCTCACCAACTTGTACTGTTGTGCCTGATCTTGGTGTTACTTTATTTACTTTTACTTCACTCATAATTATCTTGCCGTCGCTGGGTCTCCATTTGATGCTACTGTAGGTTCTTCTGCAAACATCATATAAAAATATGTAGCACCACTAGCATTTAGCTCTCCACCTGTATCTCTAACTTTTATACCAGTAGCAAGAAAATCAACTCCATCTCCCATGTCTGCTTCTTGATCAGTTCTGTTTGCCATTAGCGCATCATCAACCTCGTTAAATGTATTTCTTTTATTATCATACATGCCCCAATATTCTCCAGAAACATTTGTTTTTTTAACTAAAAACCAAGCTGGTTTAAATCCTGCGTATATAGTTGGACCATTACCGTTTCCATTACCAATGTACTGTCCAAATTTAGAAAATCCATTTTTTTCCGCAAAAACATAATGAACATATGAAGAGCCGTTACCATTAACCCAATCATCAGAACCAGCAAAAGATATGGTGCTGTTACTCACAGCATTAATTATAGTAGAACTTGAAGCCGAAGCAGCTCCGCTATCTGTAGTTATTGATATATAATTATTGCTAGTCCAAGAACCACCTAAAATAGGTTGTTGTACAAATGTATTATTTGAACCACTTGTCATTTTAGTAAAGATAACTCTAGGCGTAGCATTTAATCCATGTCCTATAGTTGTTGCTCCACCTGTACCTGTATGTGTAACAACTGAAAATCCAGAAGTAGGACTTGCTGAAACAGTTGATGCTGTAGCACCATCATTATTTGCTGAGCCAGCTCCACCAGCTTTCCAGTTCCATGCTGCAAATGTTCCACTATTTGCGTTAAACTCACCACCACCGCCTGAACCATTTAATGTAAAACCATCACTATCTAAACTCGTAAAACCATCTCCTGAAACATCATTTTGTGCATTTGATTCATTCATCTTAAAAGCATTAGTGCCTCTTAAAACATCAATTACTCTATGATTATCATTTCTATTTCTAGCTTTTACCCAAAGCCAATCAGGTTGAAAGCCAACACCTGTGATAGCATTTGTTCCAGCATTACCTGTATAAAGTTTAGTATTAAAATAATCGTGTGGTTGAAAAGATATATAGGCCATTATCCAAACTCCTTTATGTTTTTAGTGCATAGTGCATAATAATTTACTCCACTTAATGTTGGTGAATATTCAAAAGATCCGAAACCATTTGCATCTGCGTTACCTGAAGCAACTGCTGTAGTTCCAAAAAATCCTGAACCAAAATTAAAATCAACAATATCAGAACCAGAGGTTCCTGTCGCTCCAAAAGTATAAAATTGTCCGTCAACAGGAGTTATAGTTGTGCTTCTTATTAAAGAATCATTCTTATAATATTTCATTGTTTTTGTTCCTGATTCTAAATCTAGATACATTGAAATAATATCACCAGTGGTAAATGTTGCATAATCACCATCTGTTGAGCCACCTTTTTGAATATTACCATGAGCAAAATATCCTGTTCCTTCATCTGCCCCTAAGTGTGCTGCTGTATAAAGAGGGTCATAGTATCTTCTTGAAGTATTCGCCATACTGCAAAAACCAATACAAGGATAATATGTAGTTGCACCAGCAACTTTTGCTTCAACATACCAACGGCCTTTATTAATACCATAAGTTCCAATTGAATTTGTGTAAGAAGTGTTTGCCGTAAAAGCAATTTTAAGATTGCCATTCGATAAAGTATTATTACCATGCGTTGATAATTTATTTAATGTAGCAAAAACATTTGTAGGTGTATCTATATTTTGTGTCATCGTTCCTGACACAGTAAATGTGTTTGTGTTACCTGAACTGTCTGTGCCCATAGCACCACTATTTTCAAATTTTAAAAAGTAACCATTATTTCCATAAGTAACACTTGGTGAAGTTTTTGGAGTCCAGATTCCTGATGTAGCATTTGTTTGACCAAAAGTGCTTGCTGCATAAGCTGTACCATCTACAAAATGAAAATGAGTTAGATTACCATCAAAATAATCACCTCCTCCGTTGTGACTACCTATTCTGAATTGATCTGAAGCCGATGCTGCATTCATCTTTAAAACAGCGTCTTGACTTGGATAAGTTGCACCTAAAGCAAAGTCTGTTTGTTGAGTACCATTAATATAAACTTTCACTCTATCAGATGCGCTACCTTGTGTTGTATCTGCCGCTATAACAATATGATGAAAAGCTGTTGGATCTCTAAATTTATGTGAAACTGTTACATCTAAATGAGTTGATCCACCGCTTTTATCAATGATGTTTAATTTATTATTAGTTGCATCAATATAAATTTGTCCAAGATTGTTTGCATCTACATAATTATTAACAAGTCTATGATCAGCATCTACTGCGCTTCTTTTCATCCAAAATGAAAATGTGTACTTTTTTCCTAAAGTAGGTGTTCCATTTGTTCTGTATAAATAAGTTGATGCCATAATTTTATCCTAGTTAAACTGTCCTGAGTTACTAACTCCATGTGTTATTGTTATACTAAAAGCTCTGTCAGCTGTCTGGCCTTCTGCATCCGTAGCTCGAATAGTAAACGAGTACGTTGTTTCTTGCGTAGAACCTGACTCTGTACCTGATATCACACCTGTGCTTGTATTTAAAGATACACCTCCAGGTAATGATCCTGATTGTACTGCAAAGCTAGTAGCATTAGTTGCTGCTACTGTATATGAAACTAAAGTTCCCGCAGCGTTTGATCCTAAAGATCCAGCAGATGTTGTCCACGCCGGAGCGTCTGAAACTGTTAAAACTTGAGCAGACCCTTGAGCAACTTGAACCGCGTTACCATCTGGATTCTCTAAATATAATAAATAAGTTCCATCTACACTAATCGTAAATTTTGCTGTGATACTTGTAGCACTAGAAAAAGATACTTCATCAGCAGAAAATCTTTGACCGGTACTATTATTGATTGCTGTAACTACAGGTATTCTAACAAAATTTGTTCCTGTAATTGTAATAGTAGCTTGTGCGTTTTCAATTACTGTTGGACTTACTCCAGTTATTGTAGGTTTAGTTTCACCGATCGTAACAGATCCACCTAAAGATACAGATGATCCATTTATTGTAATAGAAGAGTTTGCAAGGTCTACGTTTTGCACAGAACCATTTGGATATGTAACTGTACCGTCTGTTAAATTTAAAGTAGTTCCTGCTGGAACTGTAATTGTGTCACCATTTTCACCAACTTGTAGTGCTGTTCCAGATTGAGGTATTATTTTATCTACTTCTATTTGACTCATTATATAACTACCAAATTACCTGTTACTGTTACCGTACCTGTTACAGTTACGGGACCAGCTAATACTCCTGAATCAATTGTTTGTGAATCTGAAATCGTAGCTGCGTGTGTATTAATATATGTTGTAGCTGTCATACTTGCAGACGGAGCTCTTTTTGCAGGATAAGTACAAAATACAGTTTTAGTTCCAACACCAAAATCAACTTTGTTATCTGAGTTTGAAGAGGAGATAACGGTATCTCTAGAAAGTGTATCAGGTGATGCATCTGTTACAGTTCCAATACCGACTTCAAATTCAGCAGTTCCATCGTGAGATATACAGTAGAACGTACTATTTGTAGTTCCAATACCAGCAACAAAAGTTTCAAAACCTGTTTCAGCTGTAGCTGAAAGGTTTATTGTTCCTGTGCCAGTAGACGTACTCGTCTGCTTGACTCTATCGTTAAGTACAAAAGCCATTTATATAATCCTCTATTACGCGTCGCCTAGTCTAATAATAGCATTTGTAGCATCAGCAGAAGGAAACTGAATAACAAAGTCTCCGTTAGTTGCTGTTTTATTGCCACCAAAATCTAAAACTAGTACAAGCTCGTTTCCGCCACCAGTTGTTTTGTAAATAGCAGCTCCTGCAGCAGTCAACGTAACAGATGGAAAAGTCAGATCATCAAAATCAACGAATGCAGTTGTTGTCCCTGCAATCCCTGCGTTTGTTAACGTATTTCCACCCGCTGAGTAACCTGTTCCACTCGGGTTAACTTCACCTTGACCTGTTCCTGATAGGAACACAGTTGAGGCTACGCTGTAGTTACTTATGCTAGTATACAAAGCACACTTAAAAGCATTTCCTCCATTTCCAGAAGTGTCAAAATTAAATGTTCCTTTTAACAAGCCGGACTTGAACGAATTTGGTACTATATTTGCCATATTTTATATCTCCTTATTATGGTGATGGTGATTTAATACTGTTACGAATAACACCATCTTGATATTCGTCTCTGCGTCTTCTACCTTCTTGTTCGATAGAGTACGATGCTGCCGCTCTCTTATATGCCGCTTCGTAGTATTGTAACATATCCACTGGACCTTTCAAGTATGCATATGCTTCGACCAACGCAGCGTATAAAAGTAAGTCTTGATATTTGTTAGATAGGTAAGTCCCAGATCCGCTTTTAGTAGCATCTGTAAGACTCACAGGTTGTTTCATATACGCTAATGTAATCTCATATGTAGCGTTTGGTGTAGGTGCAACCACCCAAAAATTTGCATCCCAGTTTGCATAATACTTTGGTATTCCAGAAGCTGTGCTTGGCGTATCATAAAAAGCCGCCATATAACTAGTGTCTTTTTTCTCTAAGAACGTTTGTGTGTTTGGTGTTACATTTGTATCTTTTAGTTGTACATATCTAATATTTCTAAGATCAGAAGGAATAGTTACATACCTGTTTCCAATAGCTAGATTAGATGTAGCATAGTGTCTGTTATCGTCAGAATCTATTTCTCTATAAATTCTATTCTCAGCATTCTGTACAAATCTATTTACGACTGCAGTTGTTAATACTCCGCTATCTACTTCTGTATAATTTCTAATATCGTCTGTTATATTTGTTAAAGTATATGCCATTATGCGTCTAGAGTTACTGGTCCTGCTGTAACTGTCATGCCTCCTGCTTGTTCTGTTATAGTAGGGGTTGACCCTAATGTAAACGTATACTTATCTGTTGTTGTAACTGTAATTGTAAAACCAGATCCAGCTGTATAAGCTGTTGAAGCCAGTCCTCCTGGTGAACCTTCTACATTTCTAAATCTCACCGTATCATTTGTAGATCGTCCATGATTTATTTCTGTAACAGTTATTGTTGTAGATCCACTAGTTATTGAAAAAGGATTAGAGCCAAGTAATCTAGCAACTGCAGGTTCTATTCTGTCAGGTCTTGCATTACGCAAACCTTGTGGTTCAGCTGTAAATCTTTTTGGTTCTAGTTGCGGATGTTTCTTTTCATACTCTGATATATGAACTCTTGCTCCATTCCATTCTATTCTCATTTCTTTATATGGAAATTCTAAACCCGATCGGTCAGATATAAATTTTGCATGTTTACCAACAGCCATTAATTAACCTCCGTAAAGTAAGATTTAGGTGTTATGTAAGAACTAGAAGAAGATCCATCTTCTTGTAAAGCTCTATTTAATTCATCTTCGTAATATAATTTAAATTCTTGTGATCTTTGTGGAGCATACTTTTGTGATAAATAAAAAGTTAAACCAGCTACCATACAAGGTACAAATCTGTATGGAACGTCTGTTGCATTTGTGTAAGCTCCTGCATCTTCAATTCTAGTTACGTAGTAATAATTTAAAAACTTTCCTGCCTGTGATGTGCCAGGTGTTTGATATAAAGTTATTGTAATTCTGTCTATAAATCTTTGTACAAAAT